CAGCCCAGACCATCGTCAATTTGGGCAAGCTGTTCATCTGTGTAAGTGCGCTCACTTACGCCCTCAACCCAAACGTTGCGGCGGTGCCGGCAGTTGGCTCCTTCCAGCCCATCCACGGCACCCAGACCGCAGACCTCGTAGATGTTCGGGTAGATGTCGCCGCTGCGGGTGGAATACACTTTGCCCTGCCACTCCTTGTGCGATGACCACGGCGACCGCCCAGGCACATCACGCGCGCCCGCGTGGGCTGATACTTCGTAATACGGCGTTTCCAAGTATTCCGCCGCCTGCTCCGTGTACTTGCCGCACAACTGCGATACGCCAGTCATTACGGCACGGCGGGCAGCTACGTCTACATGGTCACGGCGCCCGCTCTCATAGTCCACTACCCGCAGGCCGCCGCTTGCAAGCTCCCTGACGGCGTCTTTGATGGCTTGCCCATAAGAAATAGCACCGCTTTCTACTTTCAACGTAGCGGCATCTAACGCCCATTGGTACGCCTTTGCGGGGAGTAGCATCGTTCGCCCTGCGTCTACCAAAAAACCCATCGAAGCGGTGATGTTTCGGAACACGTCTTGCGTTTGCCGTCTGATGGCGTCAATAGTGGTTGCATCCACCAGCACGTCAGGCTGTGTTGCACGGGCAAGGTCTATGACCTCGGTGTAATACTTTTGGTTGCGCTCTACCACATCGTCTATCAGTTCATTCAGTTTTTTCTCGCTGATGCCGGTAGTCTGGCGTATGGCTTTCTCAATCTCTTTCAGACCGATGCCGTGTGACCGCAGCGCCTTGATGTCCTGCACCGTGACCTCGTTCAGCTCGTCCCGCAGCTTTAGCCGGGAACATATCTCCATCAGAAGTGCGTCCTCAAGCCCACGGTACAGCTCTGCCAGTTCTTCCGGCATGGCATCCAGCAGTTTAGGGGAGAATGGATACTTGCTCATCTTACATGGCCCAAAACTACCCAATTAGGGTTTTCATCTGTGCCAATGTTTACCCAAAAAGTACCGGGGGTTTCTCCATAGCCCATTACTCCACCTCCTGTTGCTGCTCTGTGGTCATGTCCTGCATCTTCGGCAGCGCCGCCTTTGCGGTCGCCTCGTCCTCGTTCAGCCACTTCATGCGGAACTCCCAATCATTCATAATGCCCGCCTGCAAAAGCTGCATATCGCGGGAAAAGTTCGTCTGTTTGTCCTCGATGATGCTATCATCAAAGTCAATGGAGATTTCGACTTCCTCATCAAGTCCGGCATCCATGTAGCGATTGCCCAAGCGAAGTAGGATGCGACACAGCTCCGTGATCGCTTGCTCGAGCAAAATTTCATGCTTTTTAATAGTCCGGAACAATGTGCTATTTTCACTGATGACTTGCGTGGCCGTTGCAATACTGCCTTGATCAAATTTGTAATGGTTTTCACCGAAGCCGCACTTGCTCGACAGAATGTTCAGCATATCTTGCATGCCGGTGTTAAACTCTGCTGTGCGCAGCGTCATGTCGACCTGCTGGAGGATGCTGCCGTCACTTCCTCTGTCTTCCGGCATAACATAGTATATGGTCTCACGCTTGTCGAACATGGGTCTCCCGTCAACGCTTTTGATTGCCTCCGGCTGCACCACAATTCGCTTTTTGCCAAGTACAAACTCGTTTACATAGCTGTCGTATGTAATATCAACGCCCTTGAGCTGGTCTATGGCATACGCAAACACTGCAACGCCCATCGGGTTAAACTCATCGGAATTCGCAATGTTCAGGCGGTCGATGACAAACTGCGGCTTGTCGCTCCCTGTGTGGACGACAGGCGGGATAGTTTCAAATCCCCGCACGCTGGCCAGCGGTACCTCCTCTGTGTCATACAGGTGGTTTTCAATGTCGTACTCGCCGCCGCTAATCCGATGAACCTGAATGTAAGTGTACTCCGTATCATCAACTTTTTTCGTCGATGCAAAAGCGCACTCTCGGATGACCCCGTTATCCCATGTCAACGGGTAGATGTTCCCTGCGCTGACATAGTTAATGCGAATGCGGCCAGAATCTACAATCTCCGATGTGTCCGGATTGATGCCCATGCCCTCGACCGTGGGGACATAGGCAACAGTTCCTACCGCAGCTTTCCGCTCCTGCGCTTCGTTGGCCTTAACCCACCAGTTGTTATCTGCAAGGATCGCGTCTACAAAATCCTGCTCTCGTTTTCCCTCAAGGGTGATGTTCACACGCTCATTCATCAGCAGGTTTGCCCAGTCCTCGCAGACCTTCTTGCACATGTTGACGGAATATCTGTGACATTCCAGCTCTTCAATGCCGTTCCACACCGTATAACTGTGGAAATCCTTCACATCGCCATCATACCAAGACCTCCATACACCGATCAGCGAGTAAAACTTGCTGTCGACTGTATCAAAGCCCAATTCTTTTAATGCTCTGCGAATATTCACTCTTTCACCGTCCCATCATATGACCGGCACGCTCCAGGTCTTTGTAATATGGCTCAATGCTGTACTCAAAAGCATCCAAACTATCGATATCGGATGTGCCGTCATCCAAGCGCTCATCTTTAAACTTATCAGGATCATAAATCGCGGTTTGTAGCGCGTCGATCAGATGCGGGCAGCTCCGCGAAACCTTAAAGCGGCCCTGCTTCATCAGCAGTACCACCAACCGGATGCGATCAGTGATTTGCATTTTCAGCGCGTTCTTAACCTGCGTGCCGAGGTGCATCTTCTGCGCGGTATGATCTAACCCACGAATCAATACTGTTTCCGCGCTATCCGCTCTTGTTTGGCTGTATCCATACTTAGCCGTCACCATTTGGCAGAATGTGGCAAACCGCCGATTCAGGGCATCAGGGTCAATCTCCTCGTTTTTGATATATTCCTCTTCCAACGCAACAACGCGAAAGTCCTTTGTAATCCCGGTTGCCTGAAACTTTGTTGCAGACTTTGTGCCGCCGAAGTCAACGCCAATAGAAATAACGGTAAACCTTGTCCCGTTTTCTTCTGCCCATTTTAGAGGATCGTCGATTAGATACTTCTCCGTGTTATTGGCAAAATCCTTATATACCACACCTTCCGCCGCCACCCAAAGACCGCAAACATATCTGTCATAGAAGATGCCGGCGTACATATTCGCGTAGCGCTCAAGCGTTCTCGCACTCAAGCCAGGGTTATCTGTCATCTCGAAGTGGAGATATAGCGTATTCCGTTCGCGGTGTCGCTTAATCCACTCCTGATAGAACCAGTGATGCGGGCTGCCGGGGTTACAAGAGAACCACAGCTTTGCACCGTCCACAGAACATCGTGCAAGCGCCTGTTCCACAAACGAACGCGGCATCAGCACCACCTCGTCCAGCAGCACACCCGCCAGCGTGCGGCCTTGAATCAGCGTATAGCTGGCCTCATCCTTGCCGCCGAACACCTCAAAGTAATTCGTCACGGCACCGCGCCGCACTTCCATAACCTTGTCACCACGCCGCCAGCGGATAATATAGCATTCCTTCGCAAGGCTCATCGCCGTGAACGGCACAATGATGTTCTTGGTGCAGCTGTCAACCGTGCGGCCACACACGCCGAAGCGCTGACCGCTGAAATTCTCCATCGCCCAGCGGACGAATGCCCACATCATGATGGAGGTCTTGCCGGAACGCACAGCGCCATCGCAGATCAGCGCGTCATACTTGGAATAGGGGAAAGCAAGGATCTTCTGCTGCTTCGGGCTAATCATCGCTCTCCAACCCTTCTGCCATTTCACGCAGGCTCACGCTCAATGCGTCGTCCTGTGTGTTGTCCGCCGGCAAACCCAGCTCAACAATATCACGCTGCCCAAGGTACTGTTTCCCCAGCCAAATAGCCATGCTTGCGTTCTTTGCCGCAAGCTGCCACTGGCTCCGACGCAGCGAAATTTTCCCCGCTCCTCGCTTTTGCTTAAATACCTCGGAAAAACTGGCATGATAGGTGCGTTTGCACCAACTATCCAGTGTTTTATCAGTCACACCAAACCAACCGCAGATTTCCTCAAGCGTGCATTGCAGGCCGCAGAGGTTTTCGAACTGCTTCTGGTCTATTTCCTTTCTTGGCCTTGCCATACGCGCCCTCCTTTCTGCGTTGGCGTTTAATAAACTTCTCCATGTCCCGCTTTAAGTACGGGCTGTTTGTTTTGGCGATGATCGCCTGCGCTTCTTCAATCGTCATGGAGCAATATTGCCTTTTCTCCTGTGAATTTCTCCCACCGTTTGATAATGACGTCGCAATATCGCGGGTCGAGTTCCATCATGTAGCAGATGCGAGCTAACTGTTCGCAGGCAATCAGCGTGGAACCGGAGCCGCCAAACAGGTCAAGCACCACCGCGCCGCGCTCCGTTGTGTTGCGGATTGCAAACTCAGAGAGCTTTACTGGCTTTTGCGTCGGATGGGTGTATTCGGTCGCGGAATCTTTTTGGATGTTCCATACGGAGCCAATGCGCTTTCCCTTGATCTCCTTCCCGTTGTTGGAACAGAGAATGACTTCATAGTCCGTGGAAAAGGTGTGTTTTAGGTCGCCAATGCCACCGCCGCCCTTGTCCCATATAATCATGTTAGTAAGGTCGTGGTATTTTTTGAAAAGGGGAATCCATTTATCAAGCACCTTCCATGTGGTGCAGATAAAAACGAACCCATTGCACACAAGCCGCACATTTGGGAAGAAGTCGAGAATTTTATCATCATTTTCGAGCACATCAAACCGCTTGGTTTTTTCCCGCATATTGCTCTGGTAATTGTATCCATAGGGCGGGTCAGTGAACACCATGTCGGCCATCTGCCCCCCCCATAAGCGTCTCTACGGCGTCAATGCTCGTGCTGTCTCCGCACATCAACCGATGCCTGCCAAGCTGCCACACGTCGCCCAGCTTTGTCACAGGCTCATTGTCAGTATCCACGTCAGGCGCGGTGTCCTCAATGACTTCGCTTTCATCCTCAATTGGAAGCCCCCAATCGAAGTCAAAAGCTGACAAGTCAAGCCCCGGCAGCTCATCAGCCAGCAGGTCAAAATCCCAATCGCTCTCGTTGCTCTTGTTGTCCACCAGCCGCAGGGCGTTTACCTGCTCCGGTGTCAGATCATCCACACAGACGCACGGCACTTCTTCCATGCCCAGCTTCTTTGCCGCCATAGCGCGGCAGTGGCCGATTACAATCACGCCGTCGCGATCAATCACAATCGGCTGAACAAAGCCGTACTGCTTGATGCTCTCCGCAACGTTGTTAATCTGCCGCCTGTCATGCTTCTTTGCGTTGGATGCATACGGAATAATATCTGCAATCGGTTTGTTATGGATAACCATAAGTCTTCCCTTCCTGACGCAGCGGCCTCCCACCACTGGCCTTTGTCATTGCCGCGTCCTTCCCCGGCTTTCTCCTCGCTTGTATTCCATGTCTCCCCTGGGACACATTTTTAAGAGGTGCGGGAAGTCCTGTTTTATGTAAGCAGACTACTTGGGACGCATCCCTTACAGCGGTCTGCCAGCGCATCGGCACACTTTCAGGGCGGCGCTATGCCATTGCCCAGCGGTAGTGTCCTCCGCTTTTGGTGCCGCATG